GTTGATTATAGTTACCTTAACCCATACGATTACTGGCAGCGCCCTGCTCGTGCAGTTTTAAATGCGGTCAACAAGGGTGAGATAGATAAATTGGACGCAGACAAGGTGGTTTTGGATGCTGGCCTTGGGATCATCGACGAGATGACAAAACCTTTTCTTACCGAAGAATCCATCCTAGCGGAGCGTATAGCGGACATAGCTATACGGGGCGGGGTAACAAGAACGGGAGCTAAAGTATATAACGACGGCTCTGGAGAGTTTGGTGTAGACGATAGCGGGACCATCGTCGCTAAAAGTTTTGCTCACATTTTTGACGCATTCAACCCGGGTGCGGTTGAACAGGTTGTCGGTGGCATAGGACCTAAACCAGAACTGGGTGGACAGGTTGGGTACAACCCAAGTAGATTAATGACTGCGTTGACTGCTCCTGATGGCAAAGATCCTCGTGGTAACGTAAGACAGTTCGAGGAAGAGATCGCTGCCTTTATCACAGGTATTAGAGAACAAAAGATAGACGCAGAAAAAGTGGTCAAGTATGGTGCTGCTCAGTACGGAACTGCTGTCCGGGGAGCATCGCAAATATTTAATCGTGCGGCTAAAATAGAATCTCGCATGGACCCAAATAATATTATTGATGCATATGCAAAATCGAATGAGGTGTTGTATACTCTTCAAAATGATATGTTTAGGTTGGTTAAAGATATGCGCCAACTTGGTATGGAAGACAGAGATATTCGTAGAGCCTTGAATAGATACAAGGTAGGTAACGCGAATAGAATAATGAAAGGTGAATTTAGTCCACAAAACGTATCTGATCAGGTAAAAAGCGCGGCTATAAAAACGCAAAGAAAACTTGGAGGAGAGTTCCCGATAAGGGAGATAAATGCAATACGAAAAAGCTTGCTTCGTAGAAAACTAACTGGTGAGCCTATAGAAATAGAAAGACCAGAAATAGTTGACGAGTTAAGTAGTGCCACGGTCCCCGAACCACGGACCTTAGACACAGCGCAAGCACCAGAACAACCAGTTGCCGCAGCTACGGCTCCTCCCGTAGCAGCGCAAGCGGGAATCGCTCCAGCCCCTTTAGCGATTCCCGCAACAAATACATTGGCTAATGTAAACCCAATCACGCTTCCCGATCCAAGGGATCAGGTGTTAGCACAGAGATTAAGAGGTGTAGGATGAACAAAGATCAATTAAGACAAGAGCTTGCAGACGACGAGGGCTGTAAATATTCCGTGTATTTGGATCACCTTAATTTACCAACTTTCGGAATAGGTCACCTTATTACCGAGTCCGACCCAGAGTTCGGTCAGCCTATTGGCACAGAAGTATCTGAAGAACGAGTGCGTAAGGCATTTAATTTAGATGTGGCCGTAACCATAGATGAGTGCAAAGTATTGTACCCTGACTTCGATGATCTGCCCGAAGAGGCACAATTAGTCATTTGCAATATGATGTTTAACATGGGTCGGCCTCGCCTATCCAAGTTCAAAGGCATGAAGGCTGGAGTTGATGCCCGAGACTGGAATAAGGCCGCAGACGAGATGGTCGATTCGAGGTGGCATGATCAGGTTCCGAACCGGGCCAAGCGTTTGGTTAAGCGGATTCGTGATCTAGCTTAGTAACAATGGCTACGAAGCTAAACGAAAACACAGAGGTCGCTCTACCCCTACGCAACATCATAAGCATGGTGGCTGCGGCAAGTGTAGCGACATGGGCTTACTTTGGTATCATAGAACGACTGAACCAGATAGAAACAAACATTACTATGATGGAGGCCGACTTAGGTCAAAACACAGAGTTTAGGATAAAGTGGCCCAGAGGTGAGATGGGGTCTCTGCCAGCCGATTCAGAACAGTTTATGCTGATAGAACATCTGTCGAATCAGTTGGATGATTTGTCTGCACAGATAGATGAAGGCAAAGCCCCATACGATCAGCAGCAGAAGCTAACACTAGAGTTTTACGAAAAGCGTTTAAACGCATTAGAAGAAAATCTAGAGAAGATGCGTAATGGAAATCATTAAAACCATAACCCTTATACTATATATGGGCGGTGATGTAGCTGAACACACCGCTTACGAAAAGATATCCAAATGTCTTAAAGCCAAGCGCACCATTGAAAGAAATTTGTACAAGAAGAGTCAGTCCGTCAGGTACTCATGCGAAAACAAAACCGTGGAGGTATCAAAAAATGCAGACGGCACTAGCTATATTGTAAAAATAGTAGAGTAAAACTAACCAAAAACTAATCCCAGCATAAAACTAAGGAACCAGAGGCTAATTAGCAACATTGCTAAGTCACTGTGTTTACTATATAAAAACATCGATTCTCGTGGAGCTCGTGATTAATGAACGTACCAATACACCCTCAAGTCTCTCAAAATCGCTGTCCGAGGTGTCAAGCACCGCTAAAAGTGATTCAAGTGCATGGTCATGGGCAGTGTGCTCACTGTAAAGCAGTGATCGACGACTGTTGTCAGGGTGAGACATGTTCAGCTACGTCTTCAGACCAGAAATCCTATCGCACCTAGCCCCGGAAACAACTAACTCTTTAAATTCTGGGTCAGACATAAGTTCAATCGTCATTTCTGCCGCTCTGTCGTTGCATTGACCTATAGTTTCATACGGTCCTCGCGTGTCCTCGAATACTTTACAATCCGATGTATTGGTAATTAGACACACTAATATCATTGCCTCAAACATTTTACCTCATTCCACCTCGCCCCAGTTGTTTACCAAAGCCATGTCAACCTCAAACGGCACGTTTAACTTTGGTATGCAGTTTTCCATAATGTCTACAATTCTGTTTGCTTGATCTTTGGACTTTATGCTGAAGCATAATTCATCATGCACTGTTAACATAGGTATCAAACCTTCCTTGTAACAGTCAACCATTGCTTTCTTGGTCTGGTCCGCGCTCGAACCCTGAATTAATTTATTCAACGCCTTGTATGTAAAAGCTCGTCGTATCCTGCCCTTGCCGCCATATTCTTTTAGAGCCTCTTCTATTTTTAAAGCTTTGCTATACCCAAAAGATATAGGCTCCCACATGTCAAACCTACACTTACGCCCTAGCCATGTTCTTATGGAGCCAGAGGTAGACGCTGTTTCAGCGGCTAAGTCTGCTATACCTTTAACAAACGGTACGTTCTCGTGGTATTGAGCCAACAAAGCTTTGGCCTGCTCCTCGTCGATACCCATAACACCAGCAAGCTTCTTACGCCCCATGCCGTACATTATACCAAGGTTTACGGTCTTTGCTTCTTTGCGAGTAATACTTGCTAAATCCGCAACCATCTGATGGAAGTCGGCGTTGCCCTTCTGGTACATTTGAATTACATTATCGATCTGGGGGTGACGATGGACCCCGGACAACTGAGCACAATAATGCGCCAACCAACGAGGTTCTTGAGAAGCATAGTCGAAGCTACCCCACTTTGTTCCTTCCTCTGGTAGAAACAACCCACGGATCAAAGACTTAATCTCTGGATCCCTAGCCGGGATTTGCTGTAGGTTCGGGTTACTAGAAGAAAACCTACCCGTAACCGTGCCGCCCTCATCCGAACGAAGAGGATTAAAGTCACAATGAATGCGACCATTACACGAATGTTCAAGGATTGTTTCAATAAAAGTAGTATTTGCCTTGTTAAATTCACGCAATTTCACAATCTTCTGTGCAATTGGGTGCGTGTGGTTCACAAGAAACTGTTTTGTAAAGGAAGGAGCGTTAGAATTTTCTGTCCTATGGTATTTAAGCCCAAGGGCATCGAACGCCTTTGCTATAGATGCAGCTTCCCAAGGAGAAACAGCGACCCCGGTCTCTTCCTTTATCTCTTTAAGTAAATTATTCTCGCGTTGCTTTAGATATGTCTGGACTAATTCCGCTTTGTCTATGTCTACCCTAACGCCTTTGGTCTTCATGTCTAGCAGGCACGGCAGGAGACTGGACTCTAACTCAAATATGCTTGAAACTTTTTCATGCACAATGTCTGTGCGAAGCCTGTCCCACAGGCGTAAGGTTACCGCAGCGTCTTGCTCGGCATATCTTCCAACGAAGTTAGCATGCAACTGCCACATACCAGACTTCGGGTTAACACCGTGCATTTCGGCGGCGGAACGAAGCATCTTTTCGTTCTTCCACTCTCCAAGATACTCACCAGCTAACGAGTTCAAGTTATAAAACCTGCGGTTCTCATTCAATAGTGGCGCTGCAATCATTGTGTCAATGATTTTACCTTGCACTTCAATACCGGCCCACCTCAACCAGCCCAGATCATACATTGCATTATGCATAACTTTATCTATATGCGGTGTTTCAAGCTGTTTCTTTAACCAGTTGATAACAGTTTTTTCTGGCATATTTCCACCAGCCTCGTGGCGTATAGGAAAGTAACCAACGAAGTCCCCTGCCGCTACAGCAAAGCCAATGACGTATCCATCATTCCTACACCATCCCGGTCCCAGCGTAGTCAGATTTGGATCTCTGGTTTCTAAGTCAATCGCTATTCGCTCACAGTTTGTAAGATCAGGCAGTGACGACGGAGGTGCCCACTCTTCTTCTTCATCAAATAAATCAGTCTTCATTTATCCGCTCCAAAGCATCTATGGGGTGTTGTGTCCACACGAATATAGGAGTCCCTTTACCTACATAAGCACCGGATACGTTAAACGAAAAATATTCTACCGCATCCTCGTGAGTCATGTCGTGTTCTTCCACAAGGATCTCAATACATTTAGCAGCATCGTATGCCAAGACATTATCGTCTCCGCATCTTTCAGCTATACCAATTATAGCATTGTCAAATCCATCAGCTATCATCGCAGTCATTTACAATTTCCCCTCCAAGTGCAGCATAACCTATGATATCTACCCATGAGTCATCCTTTGTTGAGTCTTCAGCCAACCGTGCCAACTTTAGTCCAATCATACAAGCGACTACCTGCTCTGGTGTTATGCACCTACCCAGTACAACACTCCATATGGTTGCTATCCGCTCGTGGTTGAACTTAGCTGGTCCATACTCCTTGGCCCTCGGACCATTGATTAGCTCTTCTGCCTTGTTCAAAAAATCTTCGCGTGTTTTCATAGTGCAAATCCATAGTGTGATTGTGACTCAATAATATGTAATGACTTTTTAGCACGAGTTAGCCCCACATAAAACGTCCGTATTTCGGAGTCTTGATCCCTGCTTTCAACACATGCCCTTGAGGAGTCTAGCAGCAGAGCTACGTTATCCGCCTCGCCACCTTTTGCTTTGTGAATCGTCGATATCTTGATCCTCGGGGTCCCAGTCAAAATAGACTCGCCCATACGACGTACTGATGTAATGTATATTCGTTCCTTCTCGCTGACCTTCAGAACTTCGTACCACGGTGTCTCCTTGGTCACAGACGGGGACAACAGGTCTTGAATATCTGTTAGCGTGTAAGTTTGTTCGGTGTCTAAACTTGCGAGTTTCTTCCTGCCACCTCTGACGGTAGCGTCTGGGACTATTAATGTGGATAGCTTCTTCAATTCCTGTGCAGACAGTGCTTGATCCTTGCATAGTTTTAGCCATACCTCGATTCCGGTTAGAACATTAGGGGAAATGGACCAGCCGGAACCTTCACGCCAAAACAGGTATCCTTGCTCTTTAATTGTGGTTGCGATCTTGTTAGCAATGAAATTGGTACGGGCTAAAATTAGCCACTCTCCGGCTGTTAAGTCCACATCAAGGATATCACGATGCCAGACTACAGTGCCAGTTTCATCTTTAGGTTTCCAAACTTTTTGCTGTCTTGTACGAAGCTGTTTTACAAGAGAATCCGCGACATTATACACAGACTTGGGGAGTCTATACGACTTGTCTAATACAATCTTATTTTCGGATGCCCTCAAAAAATCTCCTACGTTTACACCCATCCAAGAGTAGATGCATTGATCGTCATCGCCAGCAAAATATATGCGCTTTGCCTTGGGTTTAATTATATCGTGAACCATCTCCCACTGTAGCGGGACAAGGTCTTGCGCTTCGTCTACAATAAGCACATCAAGATCAGGACTATGTCCTTGAACTATAAAGTCCTCAATCATGTCCACAAAATCTACCTTATTTGTTTCTTTCTTGTAGTCCTTGATAACCTGATCCACCACCTTTAGCTGCTGAAAATGCAGTCTCCTGTCGTTGGTTATTTGGAACTGCTCTTCCAACGTCCTACCAGTAACCCTAGCCATCTGTATCATTGATAGGTAAGCATCACCGCTTTTTCCTGCGGTAAACAACACACCGTCCTGCATCGTCAGAGAGGCGTTTGAAGAAAACTCTAACCCTATAAGGTCTGCTATTTTTGAGTAGTCAGAACCACGCAGCACACGTTCCTTAGTTAATCCAAGACAATGATACGCGAACGAATGTAAGGTCCTAAACCAAACCATTTGTCCAACATCCATGCCCAACTTTTCTGCTGCCCTTGTCCGCGCTTCTTCCGCAGCTTTACGGCTGAATGAAACAAACGCTATGGACTCTGGTCTAGTGCCACTGTCCAACTCTTTTTGTACAATGTTAATTAACTGTGTTGTCTTGCCCGTTCCCGGGGGTCCGAAGATAGTTGTTTCCATTAGAACGGCACCTCGTCACCTTGGACCCTGACCGCCGGAACAAGGACCTCTCTGTTAAACGCAGGAACCCACCACACACGAAGAGGCTTACTATCCCCTTTTGTAGTCTTAAATCTTTTAAGACCGTTAGCCGCCCCACCAGAGTTAAGCTCCTTCAAACGCTCTTGTATCTGTCCACGACTGTATGTCTCAAACTTGTTGTTACGCAGGTACTTCATCAACGCTTCTATCTTGAAGTATGTCATGTTGTCCTCATCGTCGGTAAACGGTTTACCAAGTGTGATCTCTTCGGCTGACTGAGCCTGCACCCTGCCATCACAAAATCCTTCAAGAAGATCCATGAACTGACCCTTGTATGTAAGTTCTTCGGGGACCTCAATCTCGCTCATGTCTTCCATCATTACGGAAACAATTTGCTGCCACACATCCATCTTCATCAGCGGTGGCATCTTACGGATCTGTTCCATGCAAGCTTTTTGAAATCTTTGTGGTGTCTGTAAGTCATCAGTTGTTAGCTCAACACGATGTCCAGCTACATCACAAAACCAAACAGGTGGTTCCGACTTAACTACACATAACCCCGACACGTCCATGTTCGCCGCATGACTGCCGATACCAAACTTTCTTGTCTTGCAAAGTGTCTTGTTGCAAAAACTTTTAAGTGGTTCCTGATCACACGGGAATCCGTACTCTTTCTTCTCGTGCTGGTTCTGGATCGTAACGATCTCCGACGCTGGCAAGGAAGGAGTGCAGTGCTTGTTGTTAATTTCTTCTAGTCTGGCTTTCCAGTTTTCGGGCTGCTCTTTCTTACAGCCCACGGCTGCTGCAAACATCACTGTGTTGCGTGTGCCTTCGGGAATCCCCTGTCCGAACATACAGCCCAGACAGGGGGCCCAATCCTTGAACTCGTCAACCTGTTTACCAAATGTCAAACCAACAAATCCATCTGGTGATACAGCCCTCGCGTCAACAAGGTCAAGGAATTCTTTTAACGACGCTGGCTCTCCGTCTTCCCTAATCGCGTAGCGGAGAGTTTGTTCCGCATCAAAGTACGGCAGGTTAATAAAGTTCCCCACATCGCCACGCTCGACAAGAACTTGTTCTTGCTTTGGGAATACCTCGCAACCACCATACCCAAGATACGATGATATTTCTGAAGCTTTGTCACGGAACTCTCCTGCATTGATGTACTCTTTGAAGAAGAAAAATATATGCGCCCCACCAGACTTTGAACGACATACCACTGAAGGTATTTTTAAATCGCGCAACTTTTTGTCCAGCGCAACAACGTCCAGCGGGTATTGATCGATATCCAACGCACCGAACTTGCAGTTATTTTCTTCGTTAATCGGGATAGAGCCAACACCATTGGTGCCTTTTAGATGCTCCTGAATTAGCTCTTCCGTTAGTGGTTTGCGAACAATGAATGACTTAGCTTTTTGTTTGCCAGCCCTTCTCTCGTTCGATATTTGTGTCTGTCCATGCGCTGCGCTGAATCCTTCAAACGCAGCCATGAACCTTTGTAAATAGGTCATGGTTTGTCCTCAGTTGGTTTGGGGTGGCGTAAGGGAGGAAACACCACCCCAAGAGGTTTAAAACGGTACGTCGGCTCCTTCTTCTGCTTGTTTCTCTCCAGTACCCGTCTTAATATCACCAGCCTTGAAGGACTCGTACATTTCTTGAGCCTCCTTCTGCGCTGCTACAGGAACGTCATTTAACTCCATCTTGGATACCGCGAAGTTGAACCACGATCCCTTGTCGTTACTTTCCTGCACAGTAGTTAACTTCCACGGAACTGCCCACATAGGTGGATTAAACAATCCCTTCTCTGGGTGCATTATCTTTAGCCCAGCCATCTTTGTGTTCCACTGCTTGGCAACCTTCATCTGTGTCTTCTTCATGTCACAGATCATCTGTGTGGTAGCACCATCTTTGTCTACCCCAAGCACTAGGAACTGTGCCACGCGAACGAGCTCGTTGCCGGAAGGCAGCATTTCATTCGCACCCACACGTTCAGTCTTTCTTATATCAGGATGACCAGCTTCTAACTCACCCATGAAACCACCACCTGCTTCGCGAAGTTGAAACTCCAAAAACTTTGTGGTGTAGGCACACACTAGAACGGTAAGACCAGCATCTGCTTCCCAAACCTGACCAGTCACAGTGTTAAAGATATCCCCCGCCGACGCACCCTTTATGTACTTTGCGTCTGTCTTTAAAAGTTGGGGCGACAAAGGTTGTAAGATCCGTAGAAATGGGATCTGCATATCCTCTACACCAATTTGATCCATGCCTTGACCTGCGCTCTCGAACAGGTCATCCATTATATTTGCCACTGCTGTGGACTTTGCTTCTGCTACTTGTGTATCAGCCATTTTAGTTCCTCTTAATTTTAGCTTCAGTGCCGACATAGATACCGAATGTATCAAAGTCGATGTCTTTACCAGATTCAATACGCCCCTTCACCCAAGCCTTTAAGGTTTGCGGATGAACGTGAGTTTTTTGCGCTGGTTCAAACCCCCGATTGCGAAGGTCATCGATCACCGCACCGGCCATATTATCCTGACCGACGTTGAACGAAACTGTTACATCATTCTTTATGATGTCGCCTTCACCGATAGAACGTAGCCAAGAAAAAGCTTCGTCCCTCTTTTCATCAGTGATCCTAGCATGCACAAATTGACGAAGTGCTACCTTATTACCATCAACGGTAATGCTATCCATGCCCATCTCCTGCATAAGAGATGGTATGTCTTCTTCGTTAACTTTTCTTTTCTTGAATTTTAGATCCTTCAGATACTGCTCTGCTTGTGCAATCTCTTCGTCGATCTTGATAGACTCACGGATTAGGGTAGACAATGCGCTGCCCTTCTCACCGCTTACTTTGTCGAACTTACCGGCATCGACCTCCTCGTCCATTAGCGAGAATATATCGCTCATCTTTCTGTCTCCTTCGTTAAAGTTTAACCCCTTCGGGTATGAGGCACTGTACCTACAACAACAGATACAGCGTAGTCAAATTGTTTTTTAAGCTCTCTTACTAACAGCTTCTGCAATCCTTGCTTCAGAGTTAGAAGCATCTATCGATGCCATGCGTACCAAGTGTGCCACTTGTTTTGAAACACTGCGATCATTGACATCTGCCATTTCACGCAAAGCCCCGTACACATCTATCGAAACAGCAATTGATTTCCATTTTGTTGTATCCAACGCTTTACCTCCACGGTGTTAGATGTTATGTTGCCCCAACTTATCCTATAAATACTTTTGAGGTCAACTAAATAATGCGAAAAAATAAAAAAATAAGTGATGGCCCTGATTATAAAATAGCAATGGGTAAACGATCTGAGCTCCTTGCTGCTGACTATTTAATTATGAAGGGTTGTTATGTATATGCTCCGTACATTGAACAAGGACCAATCGATTTGATAGCATTAGACCAAGAGGGAGTCGAACATCGTTTTGATGTAAAGACCGTGTCCCGCCGCAGTGACGGAACAATAATTTCTCGACTAAGAACAGACCTTCAACGACAGCTTGGCGTTCAACTGATTTACGTTTGCCTCGACACCTATGAAGTCCACCGCTATCCTCATCATTTCTCCCGTAATGTTGACCCAAAACTATCACGCAAAAATGCTGCTAACAGACATTTTAACGGGGTGCAACCTCTAACCATTGACGAACTTCTTCCCCAAGAGTCTTCGCTGAAAGATCAATCTTCGCCCGAAGAGAACGGACAATGTATTCATCAATCGAACCCCGGGTCACAAGATCAACGTAAGTCACGGGATGATGCTGACCAATTCTGTGGCACCGATCCTCAGACTGAATCCTAGTCTCTAAATTAAAATCATTGGCATAATAAATTACGTTAGTCGCAGCGGTTAACGTAAGACCAAAACCTGCGGTTTGAGGGTTGGCTACAAAAAACCTAGCATCCTCAAACTGAAACCTGCGGATCGCCGCTTGCCGGTCAGCGTCGCTCGTGTCTCCAAAATAATTTACCGTACTGTCGCAACCGTACACCTTCTTCAACTCTTCGGTGATCTTTTTAATGTCGTACCTAAACCGCGACCATATAATTACTTTGCCTGACATCTCCTCGACGGTCTCAAGCAGCGCAGCCATGCGATTAGTTTTGAATTCTACCAAGTCGCCATCGTCTGTTTTCAAATGACCACACAACACTTGTTGCAGCCGCAGCAGTTGTGTCATCACTGCCGGAGCGGACACCAGTTCACCGTCGTTTAGAAGTACGATAGCTGCCTTCTTCAAGGACATGTAATACTGCCGCTGCTCGTCGTTTAAGTTTACCTCGCGAACTGTGTATATTTTGGCGGGTAAATCCAGCGCTTCCTCTTTGGTCACGCGATACGAGAAACTATCCAGTTTGGTAGACAACTCCTCAAGATTTCTGTATCCCACAATTTGTTGAAAAGTGTGACTGCCCATCCGTTGA